ATTGGTATCATTGATTATTGGTCACAATCTATCCTTAAGCCCCTTCATAAAGATCTAATGGCAACATTAGAATCTCTAGGAGGGCCGAGAGGACCAGATTTGACCTTTGGTCAAGATATCAAAGCATTTGGTCCTAGCACAGAGCCGTACTATTCCTTGGATCTTACTGCTGCCACTGACAGATTTCCAGTTGTTATAACTGAAGCTGTCCTTGACGGTATGTATGGTCCTGGGTTTGGTGCGGCGTGGAAAGAACTTATGACGAGTGAACCCTTCATGTTTGAATCCAAACTGTATAAATATGCAGCTGGTCAACCAATGGGGGCTTACTCATCATGGGCTTCTTTCGCTGTGAGCCATCATTTCGTAGTTCAGTTTGCAGCTTTGAGATTAGGATTACCTAAATTCAGAGATTACAAACTACTAGGAGATGACATAGTCATAAGAAACGAAGCAGTAGCTAAGGAATACGTCAACGTCATGACTCAATTCGGAGTGGAGATCTCTTTTGCTAAAACTCTTATAAGTGATAACTCATTTGAGTTCGCGAAGAGATTCTTCTACAACGAAGTTGAAGTCACTGGGTATCCGATCAATGGTTTATATAAAACCATTGGGTCGTGGACTGAATTTGTTTCAGTTACGATGGAAGCCCATAGACGTGGCTTTGACCTACCCTACATGGTTAGTTTTGAGGCTGTTTCCGAACTCTTTAAAACTCTCCGAGCCAACCAGATACCTGGTTTTGAGAAATACTCAAACCGGTTTATCTTTAGGCTTAATCGGAAGATGCTTGTCCAGTGGTGGCTTTTACAAAGGGGAAAGGATGTAATTCTGTTGAATCACATTCTTTCGCTTTATAAAGTCACAGTTAGCTGTTCCATGAGTCCACGTTCTGCAAGACTTCTTGTCTTAGAATGTGTTGCTCAAGTGAAAGTTAACCAACTGCTGGACGGAGTTCGGTCCCAAGTCAAGCGGATAAATACGTTCATCCGCCAGACGACGGAGAAAATCTCCCGAATCACAGCGGATCTATCACTTGAACCTTCCCTGATCCCTCTAATTCGTGCATTAATCACGAATTGGAATGATCAGCAGGCTCAAGTAGAGTCGATCCGTGAGATTGCAAAACAGTCGCCTCCTGACTTTGAGAGGCTTGTTTTCGATGAGCTGTTAATTCCAGAAATAGATCCTGAAATCCTTGACTCATCAAGGAAATCCCTTCGCCTACTGTTCTTCGAATCTCAGATGGCGGTGAAAGGTCTGCTCTTACTAGCTAATCTCGAAAGAGAAAGGATAGTAGAGCTGGCCTCTCCCATCGTCGAAGACGAGGAACAGTATCCGGACACACTAACTCGTCATCCTGCTCACGCGGGATGGCGGGGACCTGTGTCCGAGTCATCAATGGTCC